TCTAAATTTCTAGGATTGTTAGGATTTTTTAAAATACCATACAATTTAGGCATGTTTATACTTCTATCTGCTCCACCTAATTTAGCTAAATTTTTAAATAAAAAACTTTTTTCTGCAGAGTTAAATGAAATATCCGCCATCAACATATTTTCTTTTTCATCACCACCTGCACCCACCTCCACAGCTAGCATTTCCATAACGCCGCTTCTTTCACCTTCTTCAGGTGAACCAAATTTTCTGCTCACTCTGCCACCTTTTGCATAAGAATAATCATAATCAGGATCTTCTTCTATGTCGTCTAAATATTCATTATAACTTTTATCTGAAGGTATTGTACCTGCTTCTAAATCTTCTAAGTATATTTCATACACAGGGTCCGATCCTTTTTTAAATCCTATTCTTCCGCCGTTAGCCTTCATTTCTGTATCTTCAGAGAGTCTCATCATAAATTCTTCTTGAGAAATCCCTGCATCTTCCAATGATTTTAAAAGATCATTTTTTAAAAATATTCTTGTTTCTTCAGATACGCCTGGTGCAGATTTTTTATAAGTATTATACTTATTAATTAAACCTGTCATAGTCGTGTCTATTGTAATAGGAGAACCTGATTCTGCAGCTCCTGGATTACTTTCAAGCATCATTTGTTCAGACATAAATTCATTGGCACCATTTTCAAAACCTATTCTACCACCATCTTTTTTACCACCAAAGAAGTTAGTTAAGTAACCTGCATACTCTTCTTGTTTTTCTATTTTTCTAGCTTCATCGTATGCCCCTTCTGTAAGCTCTACTCCAGCATCATCTGCTAAGGCTAAAGCTTCTGCGTAGGTTCCAGCGAATGCTATTGCTCCCATTACTGCTGATTTGTCTATGGAACCGTCTTTGTTTGTAAACATAGCTTTACCAAATTTTTTACCTAACTCTAAAGTTTTATTTCCTAAACCTTTGTAATCAAAATTCTTAATACTTTCTGTAATACTGTCAAAAACACCAGGTTGTTTAAGAATAGTGTCTTTAGTTAATTGAGAAGTCACAGCGGGCGCATCAGCTGTTATAAAATTTTCTGCTCCAGTAGTAAAACCATCAGCAGTTGTTTCTCCTATACCTTGAACTCCTTGAGTTCCTTGGTTCGAAAATAATCCACCTTGAAATCCACTTCCAGTAAATGCTCCACCTTGTCCGAAAGGATTACCTTGGAAACCTGCTCCACCTGCGTATCTTGCTAACTGACCACCACCATAATTCATAGCTCCAGCTTTTAAACCTGAGCCAATACTTCCTGTTTGATCAAAGGTCCCTAGACCTCCCATAACTCCTGCAAGAGCAGGGTTAAAAGGTGCTACAAACGGTGCAGCTTTAGTAGCAATTTCTGCTACTTCATTGGGTATAATTTTTCTAACGAATTTTTTAAGTGAACTTCCTAAACCAAAATTTTCTCTTGGTGTAACGTCCATAATTCCACCGTTTGCTCTTAGTTGTCTGTTCATTAAAGATCTAGATATTGCCATAATTTAAATATATTTATATTGTTAAGCAGGCAACGAAATCCTGTAATACGGTACTTTATTTGATTTTTTTGGTGTCGTCAACTGCTTTTACAGGTCGTGTAGCTTGCCACAAATCGTCTCTGAAACGACCGGTATATTGATGGTCTCCAACATGAGTAATATAATCATCTATATAGCCATATACTTTGCCACCTATATCTGCCCATCTCTGACAGAAACCAAAGTCTTCTCCAAAATAACGTTTAGATTTAATATCATGTAAGGTGTCGAAAAAATTGTACATGTTGGGTTTTTTTTCTTCTTTACCGTTAATAACAGTAGGTTGGAAAATCTCTAGTTCAGGATAAGCTTTAATCATCTTATCAAACACTTTTCTTTTAATTAACATGCATCCCGTAGGAGCATGAGTAAGTTCTATAACTCCTTTGTCTACTGTTATTGAGTGAGGATCCATTACTTTAACAGGGAAGGTATAACCTGCTCTAGCTAATTCTTCAGCGTTTGTAACAGCATTTTCTTTTACAGTAGTTCTTCTCCACATTTTATCCCAATTCAAATCCTTCATAGGATAAGGACAGGATATAATATCTTTGTCTGTTTCCAACATCTTGAATATAGTGTTTGCTTTAAAGTCTATGTCAGAATCTATAAACAATAAATGAGTGTAGTTCTCAGGACCATTTAACATTTCTGCTACACATAAATTTCTTCCTTGAGTTACTAAAGAAGATTTTAATAGAGTAAAACTTACCATTATTTTTTTTTGCCAACATTCCATTTGAAACTTTAAAACAGCTTGGCAATAATGCATAGAGACATCACTATGACACGGTGTGCATACCATAATTTTTACAGGTGAATTATCTCCTAGATTAATAGTTCTCACAGATGCGTTTGTCCCTGGTTCTTGATTAAACCAAATAGGTTCATTAGGTTCATTAGGCTGGTTAGGCTGGTTAGACTTGTTAGGCTTGTTAGGCATATCTACTTTGTTAACTTTAATTGTTTGGTAAGTGTCTTTATTAACGTACGTTTTGTTTTCCATGCTGTATTGCTCCTTTTAAAAATTTAGTCCAAGAGGATGCTTGCTTAGGCCACCCGTAATATATTTTTGCATAACTAGATTGAGAATCTAAATGGTTAATAATACTTTGATCGTGTAAAGTTTGAGCCGCTGCTTCTATGCCATAAGCAAATTTTTCAGCTAGTCCTCTGTAATTTTCATCATAAGGTATGTACATTGGAAATTCTGCACCGGTTTCAAATAGAGCTCCATAGTTCGTAGTAATACAATATAGGCCCGCGGCCATAGACTCTAATAAAGATATACAAGAAGTCTCTTCAAAGATACTTGGGTAAACATACATGTTATAGTTATGTAAATTATCTAAAATATAATCATTAGGTTTATATCCAATGTAATTAACATTAGGAAGATTTCTTGCTTGTTCATATAAAGACTCGTAAGCTTTATCATTTTTTTCATAAAAGTTTTTACCATATACTTCTGTTGATGAGTAAACATCTAAAGTAATTAAAGGGTTTTTAACAAGTTGCATTGCACCTAGTAGAACTGAAAGTCCTCTCCAGGGTGTGTTTTGATGTATAATTTTAAGGGGCTGTCCTTGTTTATAAGGAGCAGCTTGTTTAATATCTTTACCTAAACCATTTTTTATCACAATGCATTTATAGTTAGGTAGATTGTACATCATTCTAAATTTTTCATGACTCCAATGAGAATTGAATACATACCAATCATATTTGTCGTGATTAGATTTGTCACTCATCCAGGGAGCAATATTAGGTTGATCGTATGAATTTTTTTGCCAAAGTATATTTAACTTTGTTGGATGTAATGGAATTTTCTCAGGGACAGATGTAGTAATCTGAACTTGATCTAATAATTGTTTGTCTACGTATTTTTCTAAATACTCAAACTGTATCTCTGTTCCGCCTTTAGGGTTTTCGTTTGGCACTGTTCATAACTTTCTGAAGAACTTCTAATCCTTTTGGGGAAACTTGAACTGTTATATCTTGAACAATATTAGGTCCTTCTACTTTCTTAGTTGATGTTTCACCGGTTTTTGTATTTCTATAAGTTGTTATAGTTGTACAATTTATCTTCGGTAAGTCTTCATTATCCATTTTCATTCTCTCTGTTTATTAAAGCATAACTGATAATACCTGAAATCTCATTAGCGGTGTCTGCTTGCATTTTTATAACATCTCCCGCTTCTAAGTTCAAGGTATTTGTTAGCATGTTCACAGTTTCTTTATTTAAACTTTGATGGCCAATTTGAACGTCACTTCCAGAAACTTTTTTAACAAAAATATCTGTATCAACCGCACTTGCAGTATCGTGGACTGCTTGAACTGTTTTAACTATTCCAACAGAAGAAGTGGAAATAGTTAATACTGTAGTTAAATTAGTAGTAGTTAAACTAAAAGTTTGATTGTTATAAAATATACTCATTAGGATAAAAAATAATTTAATGCTTCTTGGTCATTTTTCATATCTTCTTGAAAAGAAAAATTAAGCTGTTGTTTCATAGTTGTCAAGGATTCTATTATCTGTCTTTGATTCTCTACTTCGTATTCCGGTTTAGGTTCAGGTATATAAATAGTTAGTTTAGCCATTATGTTTGGCACCTTTCATAATAGTACCATCTGGCATTTTATGAGTTTTCTTTTTGGAATCTTTTGCAAATTTCTTTGCTACTTTAGGTTTATTTTTAAATAAATATTTTCTTTGTTTATCAGATTTAAATGGCATTATCTTCTCCCGTCTGGTTTTGCATCTACTCTTAATGTTCCGTAACGCCAAGTTTCACCGATAGCGTCATTAGCTATTTGAATTGCTACAAATCTTGCTCGTGCACGTGTGTCTATTTTATCAGTAGTAGTGGTGATTGTAAAGGGTCCTAAAGAAGAGCTCACTGCTGTCTCACTTGGGTAATCATTTAAATATAAAGTAATTTTAGAACTGCCTAACAGGTATTTATAATCCGGTATAAATCTTTTAACTGACATTATATATTCTCCGTCACCTGTAAAATCCGCTATATTATTATTATTAGTTATCTCAAAATCTCCAGATAAAATAAAAGCATTAATTGAAGTTGTCCCGGTGCTATTGATTTGATCCGTCCCGGTTTCATGAGCATAGTAAATAGAGGCTCCGTACTTATTTGTTATTCCTAAAATAGCAGGGAATATAGGTGTATTACTATCATCATACTTTGTAGCATAAGGTAAATTAAATACCCCTTGATCTTGATAAGTCGTTCTAGCTATTGAAGAAGTGGTCCAGACATTTTCACCATAATTATAAGTAACACATCTATCAATCTGATCTGAATTAGCTGAAGGATAGAACCAATTAATTTCTGTGTATAAACTATTAGGAGATGAATAAATTACATCGGAAGAACCATAGTTCAACCCTAAGTTTCCTGTAACTGTATTTAAGAACACAAAGTCTTCTACTAAAGAAGGTAATGCTTTTACAGTACCGTCATATACAAAAAATCCTCCTTCACCTGACATCCACCACACAGCACCATTTGCATAAGAAATAGCATTTTGGCCAATGCATCCACAGTTAGTACCTACTTGTCTGACTGAAAAAGTATATGGAGGTCCTACATATTGAATTACATAAGCTCCTAAATCCGTTACAACAAAAATGTAATCCTTACCTTGTATAGCTGCTCTAATTTCATTACCAGTATCTAATCTAAATGTACCCGCAGTATTAGTTGCTGTAGGTTGGTAGGTGTTTAAATCTTCTTGATTAGAAAATCTTACAAACATCGGATCTTGAGTACTAGGATCTCCAATAGTAGTTTCTGTTCCTAAATGAAATAAATGTCTGTCTCTATCGGATACAATAGTAATTCTCGTAGCTGTCGGATTATTTGTTGTTGCAACACCCGAAGTACTTGTAGAAGCTCTTGTTCCTCTAGGTGAAGCAGCCCCTGCATTCCAAGTAAATGTTTTTCCATTAAAAATAGTTGCAACAAGAACTTGACCAAAATTATCCAAAGACCAATTTCCTGGATCCAAAGTCACAGTACTTATAGATCTTTCAGTTCCCCAAGTCTCAACACCCCAAGAAGATGTTCCCCAACCATAACCTGTTGTTTGAGTTGTCGGTCCAACACTTACATAAGGATTTACTGTTGCAGCTCCTGCTGCAGTCATACCTGCACCTGTTTCAGCGCTTACTGCTTTAACTGTAAATTTGTCAATTGTTGGAACGGTTAAAATTTCATAAACTTTTTCTAAATCACCTGCTATAAAATTACTTGCTGCCGTAACAGTTACTGCAGATAAAGTTACATATCTTCCAACCAATAATCCATGTGATCCTTTGTCTATTGTTAAAACATCAGATCCGTTAACAGTGGTTAAAGTACAACCTGTGATTGCTGTATCTAAAGGTGTGATGTCATAAAAATCATTACCATAAAATAAAAATAAACCTTGAGAAGTACCTATTGCTGTGTATTTTTCTCCTGCAAAAGAAGTAAAAGAGAGTTGTTTTCTTGCTGCTCCAGGAAGAGTTTTATTGGCTGCGGTTAACTGCGACCAACCGCCTATTTTCTCGGGGAATCCATATCTAAATCTAACAAAATCACCATCAACCCATTGAGATTCAGCCCCTGATTTAGTGGCTTGTTTGTTAAATCCAGGCTTGAAATTTAATTTTTGTAGCATATAATGCTTTATATATTAATTATGAATATAATGAAAGAGAGAAAATAGCATGTCCTATGACCATAAAATATCAGATTTAAAGTATAGAATCAATGGTTTAGTACCATTAGATGTTTGTCAGAAAATAATAGATATATTTGAAAAATATCCTGAATTTTGTTTCACAGAAGGAAGCTATAAATTTAAAACTAATAAGCATGAAATGGATAATTTTACATGTTTAAATTTATCTACAATAAATAATCCTAATGAAGATATTTTATATGCTTTAAATAATGCTAGAATATATATAGCTACAATGATAGCCAATTATGTTCTCCATATTAAATCTAAAAAAATATCTCCTACTTTTAGTGATAAATTAATTAGTTCTAGTTCAAATATTAGAATTTTAAAATACGATGTAGGTCAATGTATTAAAGATCATAGTGATGTTGAAGGAACTATAAGAGCTTCTTGCACTTTAAATTTAAATGAAGATTATGAAGGTGGAGAATTTAGATTTTTTGATGGTCAAATAAAAGAATGTTTTAAAACAGGGGATGGAATGTTATTTCCAGCAGAACCTATCTGGATTCACGGCACTGAACCTATTACTAAAGGTACAAGATATTCAATCAACTGCTTTTTACAGTCATGAAATTAATATATTCAATACCGGATAAATTATATTACATACAGAATTTTTTAGATTATCCTACATATAAAAAATTACATTATGATGTATTTAGAAGTAAATTAATTAAGTTAAAATCAACAGAAAAAACATGGAGTAAAGCATTAAGACATGGCCATAAAATTTTTGCTAATAATACTATTTTAGACATTAACTATAAACCATTACAAAAAATTAAAATATTATTAGAAAATAATCTTTTTCATAAAATTAAAATTAAAATTAAAAATTTTAAACCTCTTATTCATTCAATGGAAGATGGTTCTGGTATTAATTGGCATGATGACGGTATACATAAATATGGAATAACCTATTATATAAACCGTAGATGGAACATGAAGTTTGGGGGTGAGTTTTTATTTATACATGAAAGTTCTAATGGCTTTATACCTTTGGTGGGTAATTCAGTGGTTATTGTTAAAGTTCCACTTGAGCATAAAGTAACCCCTGTTATGAAACCCTTAGTTCCTAGAAAAACAATTCAAATATTTATATAAAAGGAGAAAAATAATGAACGAAAAAACAGTTAACATAACTAATTTTATTGGAGTATATGATAACTACATCACTCCAGAGGAATGCAATAAAGCTATTAAATTATATGAAGATCAAAATAAGTTTAATAATACAATCAATAGAATAGCTTTTGAAAAATCACCTATAATAAGGAAACAAGACCGACAATTTTTTATGTGGGGAAATAATATTAATGTTTGGTGGGAAGAATTAAAACCAATGATGTTTAATTTCGATATAGCCTTAAAGCATTATATAGAAAATACTGGAGCTGCTGATGCTTACGGTGTTCCACTTCATTTTACAACTTTAAAAATACAAAAAACACTTCCTACAGAAGGTTATCATGTTTGGCATATTGAACATGGAAAAGGATTTGATAATGAACCTAGGGCTTTTGTTTTTTCTATTTATTTAAATGATGTTGATGAAGGTGGTGAAACAGAGTTTTTACATTTTTCAAAAAGAGTTAAACCTAAAACAGGTAGAATAGTCATATGGCCTGCTGGTTTTCCATATCTACATAGAGGTAATCCACCTTTGTCCGGTGAAAAATATATTTTAACTTCTTGGATGATGTTAAGATAATTAAGAAGTAGGTCTTGAACCTAATCTAGTAATTTTTTCAGCGTCAGTTTCACCATCAACATTGTCATTATCCCAATTAGATTGTAATTGAGCTAGATGTGCTGAATCCCATTTAGATGAAAATTGACTAATGTCTCCAATATTTGCATCAGCAAATGATGAATGAGGAGTTGAATCTCTATATTCTACTTCATCAGAAGTAGTTGAAGTCCCATGTTGAATAGCCCAAATATTAGAAAACTTAGAATCAGACCAAAAAGAATCATCAGATATATTATATCCAGTTCCAGCAGCATCACCCGATTGTTTAATGATTATTTTATCTTCAAATACTACTGTCCAATTTGCACTTGTTGCCATTTTTTCTCCTAAGTTTTTATAATATAAATTAATGTTAAATAAGGTTGAAGAACCGAAGTTGCATCACCAGAAAAAGTTGCGCTCATATTATGAGAATGTCCGTCACCTGAACCTGAATTAGAGGTGGTCGTGTTGCCAGGTGCACCACCTTGTTTATTACTAACGTTATAAGGAGCAGCTGCATTCCCAGCTGCAAAACTGTGACTGTGAGAAGCAAGTTGTGCTGTTGATAAGGTAGCATTTGCTGTTGAACCACCAACGTTTCCCGTCGAAGTAGCAGTATTCGCTCCACCCGTTGAAGCTAAAGCTTTAGTTCCAGATTTTCCTACTGGTGTATTATCTTGTAAATCAGGAACAGCAAAAGTTGTTGATCCATCTCCTGCACCGTAAGTAGTACCTATGATTCCAAATAAAGCTGAATAAGTTGTTCTTGAAACATCTGTACCATTACATTCTAAAAATCCAGAGGGTAATGCTGCTGCTGACCATGGCACAATAGTTGCTGTAGGAATTCCCTCTATACCTGTAAGGTTTGCTCCATCAAAATCATATTTAGTTGCTTCGTAATTTGCCATATTATTTCTCCGTGTAAGTCCATCCTGTTGTAGCGTCTCCACTAAATACTAATCCAAAAGCTGCACCTTGTGTGTTAACTACAAGATCTGCTGCTCCATTAACTATATTAGAAGAGTTTCTACCAACAGTCAATGCGTTAGTGTTGAAATCATAACCCTGGTCTACAAAATTTACCGTATCTCCTGTAGCAGGTGATGCGGGTAGAGTTATAGTTACTGCTCCACCATTTGTATTTACTAAAATTTGAGCTCCAGCTTGAACTGTTTCAGCACTAGAGATTGCTCTCCATTTTCTTAGTTCTGAAGATTTATAAACATTAGTTCCGTCTGACCATAGTGTATAAGAATGACCTTCACATAAAAGAACACCTGTACCTGATGTAGTTTTAAAAGTTAAAGTATTTCCTGCATGATCACATGCGTTTTCAATAATGTATGTTTTTTCAACTGAATCAGGGATAGTAACGTTTAAGTTAGAAGCTAGTGTTCCTGTTAATTTAATAACTTCATTTTTACCGTTTGATACAACTCCATTTGAAAAAGTTAAAGCTCTACTAGCATTGGTTATGTTAAAAGCATCATATCCACCAATTGCTTGTTCTAAAATTAATAAGTTTGTATTTGTGATTGCACCCCAAGTTCCGGAGTTTTCACCTGTTGCTTGTACTGTGAGTTTTAAACTTGCTGATGTTGAGTTAGCCATATTTTAATTCCTTATACTATTTATTTTATAAAATTAAAGAGTTAGTGTCAAACTCTTTATGCAGCGACTTCCACCCAACCAGGAGGATCCGTAGGTGCTGAACCTGTAGGAACCGTGTTCCAAATCAAAGCATTAACACTATTTAAGTTCATAGTCAAGGCTAATCCAGTGATTGTTACATCTACGTGAATTACTACACTAGGAGAAGCTAGCTGATTATTCATAGAAATACCTGTAACATCTACAGGAGTATTTAAATCAACGGCCACAGAATCCAGGTTAACGGACATTGCTATTCCAGTAACATCGGGTGAAACATCTCCAGTCATACCTAATTGACCTAAAACAGCAGTCATAAAATTACCTTGGATCATTGCATCAGGTGCAGGATCTACTACTCCTAAAGTCAATTGAGCCACGTTTAAAGTATTAAGAGTTACGGTTGCACCTCCGCTAATTTCTGTAGGAGTTCCTACAGCTGCAGTCATAGCTATTCCAGATACATCTACATTTGCCCACTGTCCTTCAACACCCCAGGCGTTGCTTCCCCAGAATTGTCTTCCCCAACCTGTTTGATTGTATGCTTCTATTGTACCTAAAGCCATGTTGGCTTGATTACCTGTAGCCATAGCGTCAGGACCAGCATCGGCTGTTCCTAAAGTATTGGTCATTGCAATACCATCTTGAAAAATAGTAGTTGCAATTTCGATTAATACATCTCCAACAACGGCGGTCATTGGAATTCCACTTGGAATTGGAAGTACGTCTATTTGAGTTGTTGCGGTTCCTAAATTAATAGTTGCTGCATCACCTTCAGCAATTAAGGTACCTTGGATACCCCAAGCTTGAACACCCCATTCGAGTCTACCCCAACCTGCATTAATTTCACCTGCAGTGGTTTCGTCTCCTAAAGAATTGGTAAGTGCTATTCCAGTTACTTGTACAGTAGGGTTAGCGTTGTCTCCCCATTGGTTGTTACTCCAAGGGCCGGTTCCGAAAGTTCCTGATGCCATAGGAGACTATCTCCTAGTTAACCAGAGATTCTTAAAATCGCTGCTGTTGATGTAGCTGCTGGGAATTGAATTGTAAAAACACCTGACGTAGCTGTTTTATTGTCTCCAAAATCTAGAACACATACTGCAGCATTAGTTGTAGCTGATGATGTGTTATAAAGTAAAGCGCCTCTAGCAGTTAAAGTTACGCCTGTAAAAGATCTGTCACTAAAATTAACTCTTGCCACACCTGCTGTTAATGATGTTCCTAGATTAACCAGTAGTCCACCACCTGCTGTGTATTGACCAGTGTTAGGAACTTCAGTATCAGCTCCACCACCTGGGTTAGTAGAGTATGCAGTTGTTGCTGAGTTTAAAGTTGCAGAAGAAGTATATAAAGCTATTTTAAATTTGTCTTGACTTGCTAAAAAATTCATATCTGCTTCGAAAAGCTGTTTCTTAAATGTGTTTGCGATCGCTTGTGTTATAGCCATAATTTTTTTCTCCTATTGTTTTCCTATTCGAGGAACACCTGCTTGGTATTCATCCCGTCTTCGTCTCCCCATTTGTTCAATTGAGAATCCTTTAACAGCCTCTACATACTTATTATCATATAACTGAAGCATGTCAACAGGACCTTTTAAAAATCCATAAGCCTCTGCTAGGCATGCATATAAAAGGCCATTGGGAAAATATGTACTAAGATATGTAGTCGTATTTGTAGACGATAAACCAGGATCTTTCAAGATATAATTTAACTGAATTGTATAAATAGCGTCAGGCGTAGGAGCCATTACAATAGTATCCTGATCCCACCAACTATAGTACTTAGGCACCCCTGTTACTCCCGTAGGGTTAAATTCAGACATAAAACTAGTATCCCTGAACTGTAAAAATTCTCTATTATCAGGAGAAGAAGTACCGTCTGAGTCCACAATTTGAGCTGATCTTATAGTTAAAGCATTAGTAGGAGTATCAATAAATCTAGTGCTAGTTAATACATTCGCCGTAGCATATCTTCTATTGTTATCTGAGTCTACTTCTCTTAAAATTCTAAATTCAGCATCATTTATAATGCCATCAACAACAGTAGCTGTTAAAACATTAGAACTAACTTCTGTGTAATCTCTAATTTTTTGTACTAATTCTGCGTATGTCATTATTTATTAAGCTCTCCCATCCGTTATATTAACATTTAAAGGACCAGCAATACAACCATTTCCTCCACCTATTGCAGAAGGGAAAACAGTGGTACCACTTGAAAAATCTAATTGATAGCCATTATAATTAGTCACTGTTGAAGGCTGACCTCCACTTGGAGATGTTGTAGTATTTAAAGCAACTACTTTTCTTGCAAAGAAAATTCTTGCTCCAGAAAGATGAGCACTTGCAGTAGTATTATTGGGAGTCTGTCCTCTAAAAGGTGCATTAGTTCCTCTAATTAAACCATAAAAAGTATCTCCAGGTAAAGCATTTCTAGATGCATATTGAATAATTTCGTTTTCATATAATCCAGTTGTAGAATTAATTTTTTCAATCATTAAAAAACCGCCGTCAATAAGTGTAGGTATATATGGAACGCCTATACCTGTTGTTAATGTTAAAGTTGTGTCATTGGCTGTTATATCTGCACCTAATGTTGCAGTTAACTCTATGTCTAGAATAGACAAACTATTGTTAAAAGGACTAGGTATAGGTATAGGTTGTTGTATTTTCATTAGTCTTACATAATCTCCAACTAATATTCCACTATTTGGTTGAGCTACATTCATTATGCTTCTAGTAATGCCAACATTATTTTCTACAGGTCCAATTGGATTAATCGGTAAAAAATCTCCTGTAGGTAATTCTAATCTGTCTGGTCTTGGATGCATTAATCCTTGAGGATCAGCTGTAAAAGGTTTTGGTTCTAATTGAGGTTGTTTAGGTTCATATTCAGAAGTATGGACTCTAGATCCATTCCATTCTCTGACCATTTCTGTATAGGGAAATTGCAAAC